ATAGCATCCACTGACTCTTTTCGGTATGTAGAGAACTTAATCATCTTCGCCATCATCCTCTTCTTCATCATCGTCAAGATTTGCCATGTAGTCACGAACACCGTCTAGGTAGTCCTCGGCCTTTGTAATCTTTGCTTGTGCCCACTCTGGAAGATTCTCGCTATCATCGAGCATAGCAATCAGGTCTTCAGCGGCATCGAGAATGTTATGGAGTAGCGTAATTGCCATCTCTCCCTCTTGATCATACTCAGCGGGATCTTTTGCTTCAGCGACGATAAATTGAGAAAAGCTTTTCATTTTAATTCCTTATGCGAACATCTTCTTTAGTGTAGCTGGTCCGGCAACGCCATCAGCAACTAATCCATTCTTTGCTTGCCAAGCTTTCACTGCACGATTTGTGCCTAGACCGAATGCTCCGTCTGCACCGATACCTAATTTAGTCTGTAGCGCCTTTACTGTGTCGCCAGTAGAACCGATAGTAAGTGTAGTAGATAAGTCTAGGTCAAAAGAAGTTAGAGCTTTTGTAACAACTGCGGTAGCGGCTGCAACCACGGCTGCAATTGGTGAGGCAAAGGCTTCAGCGCCAAGAATAGTAAGTGCTTTGGCAAAACGATTCTTACGATCATCTAGTCCGATATCGCCGCCGTTGATAATCTTTGTCATCTTGACGATATCGCCTGTATCTGCAATTGCATTTAGCTTCTTAGTGTTCCAGAACCAGCTAGCAGACTCAATAGCACCTTTTTCAATTGCTACGTAAACAGCGGCTTCTTCTGCGGTCATATTAACAGTCTTACCAAATGCGGCGTAGTTATCACGACCAGTCAATTGCTTCAGTCGACGACCACGGAATAACCAACCATCACCTGGTTTTGTATTGCCCATCTTTGCCGTACGGAACTCATCTTGGTACACATAGTTAGCAATCTTTTCTGGATTCTGTGCGTACTCTTTAGCGTCACGCTTACCTGGGCCGAAGTATCTTCCAAACACCTTCTTTAGCGACTCTTCTGAGTAGTTCAGGTTTTCTTCAAGAGTCTTGAATTCATTAGACTCGTGGGCACACTGTGCAACAAAGCCAGCAATACGAGCCGCTGTATTGATTTCATACTTAGGAAAGATAGCGCACATAGCAGTATGCCATTTACCAGCATCTTTGTTTGTGGGTACCAGTTGAGCTAGCATAGCTTCTGTAAACTCTGCCGTATCAGTTCCATTTTTAAAGTCCATATTAATCCTCTTATTATTGGTTTATAGTTTTAGTAAATGATTTAGGGAAAGAATGATTGTCTTTCATTAACTCATCTACCTTTGCGGTTGCTTGCATAACATCGATGTTCGTGCCAACGTTCTTTGCTGCCAGCCATTTTTGATGACCATCAATCACATAGTTATCCGAGCTAATAATGATAGGCTTTGCCTTACCTAAAGTCTTGATATTTCCTATGGCTTTGACGATCTTGTCGGAGTTGAAGTTCTTTTGGCTTGCCTTTAGAGTACTAGCTTTAACACTCTTCTTTTGCATTTTGATGCCGTTCTTTTGTAAATGGGCAATCAAGGCATCGTAGTCATCGGATTTTACCTGAGGCATCTCATCCCTAAGAATACCCAGAGTGTCCTTTGCCGCAGGCATATCTACCTTGAACTTACGAATAAACGAGCTAAACTTCTTCATAGCTTGATAGCTTTGCTAGTGGCACCAAAGTTCTTCTTACGCATGATAGTCTTGTTGACCACTTCAAACTCATCCTTGTTCTTGTCGTAGTTGATTACGATAGGAAGGTTTAGGTCACTTTGGATGTCCTTAAGAACTGCTTCGATGTCGGGGTTCTGGCGAATCTCGATGCCCTTACTGCTAGCAATCTTCTTAAATACTTTTTCTAATTCGCCTACAGTGATAGGAGGATTGTTGCGGTCATCATTCATACGATCCGCAGTCGGGTAAACGTCGGGTAAACTCTACGTCGATCTTAAACTTAGCAAGTTATCTATCAGCAAACTTCTCTAGGTCACCTAACTGTTGTTGCGATACTTCTTCTGTCACGCTTTCCATTTTAATCTTAGCGGCAGGAACGAATATAGATTCAGGTCCGCCTACATCGACTACATACGCATTCGAGTATCCATTTTTCCCTGCGTCATATCTAACGATTTTACCAGAGACTTGTTTGCCTTTGTGTACGACAGTTACCGATGTTCCCTTCGGAAGAATTCTCTCTGAAGCTTCAGTCACCGATTGACCAGGAGTCTCTTTCGTGTACTTCTTAGCTAGCCCATTCGTGCCTTCGTCGCCTGCACTGCCTGCTTATTTGATGTTAAGAGTATCTGGATAGCCGTCTTGACCTGGCTTCAAACGAGGAATACCAGCATCTCTTCTTTTCTTGATATTAGCCCATAGACCCGGCCCACTGCCTTCTTCTACAGATTTTTTAGTGCCGCTATGCATCTCCTGTGGTGCGAGTCTTACCGCCAGTAATAAATGAGTTCACTCGTGCGAATGCCCATTGTTGCGGTATTGTACCTCGTCTGTGGCTAGTCTGCCATGCGCCCATGCCACGATCATAAACCTTCTTTAGAATAGAAAGTGAAATACCAGACTTCTCTGCATTATCCTTAAGACCTTCGTTTGACTTATCTTCATCTAGTAATATAGAATCGTAGATATCGTTCGTAGTCTCTTCAATAAATCTTAGCAGTACTTCGTCTGTATCAAATTCTTCTTGTACTTTCGCTCTGATATCACGAAGCATCGGCCTTTAGGGCACTATGTCGCTTGGTCATCGACTCTGTTTCATCTTTGTGCTTTTTCGAAACTGCATCTAGCGATTTGCCTTCTTCTAGCTTCTTTGCACGGAATGCACAAAAACGCTTATCAAGCTTGATAGTGCCTTCTTTGTTGAACATCTGGTGATAGCGCTTAGTGTACACCGACTGCTTCATTTCAGGAACTGCTTCTTTTTCCTCGAAGAGTGCCTCAAATTCTTGATTCACTGACTCATCTAAGAACTGCTCAAAGTCCATATCAAACGATTCTTTTTTGGAAGAATCCTCGTTCGACTTACTTGCGCCCGACAATCTCTGTAGGTCGGTTCTACGTAAGTTAGGAAGAAGTCTTGTAGCGATCTTTAGTATTGAACCTTTTCGCTTATCAACTCTTTGGTCAATCATCGACTTTTCAGAAGGAGTAAGGTTGACATAATTTTCGCCCTTCTTACCCACAAGCTTTCTTCGAAGGATATTGATAGCTGCCTTTCTGGCACGCACTTTCAATTTTTCCATAGTTGCAGGCTTCTTACTCAGGTGTCTGCGGGAGGCATCGATCTTCACTCTGTACTTACGCATGATGAGGGATCTATTGCGTCTCTGTGATACATTTAGAGCCTCAGTCAGTCTGCCTTCTTCTTCCATCATCTCAGCAATCTTCATACCACCACGCACCATGTCATACACTTCTTTATAGTCAGACTGTAGGCCCTTAGGTAAACCTTTTCTAAACTCTTCAATGTTGCCTTGAGGAGCAAGCTTACGCATAACAGAGGCAGACATATTACCTGCCGACATATCCTTAGCATCATCGCTATCTGGATCGGCACGGCTGCCAGCAGAGGCAATCTCGATTTCCTTGAAGTTGTATTCTGAGCCGTTGTACTTGTTTAGTAGCTTATTGAACTCGGGAACTCTGTCATCACCTGCCACAAGGATAACTTTGTCGAACCTGTCTTCAAGTTCCTTCATGATCTGGATGATAGTCTTGGATTTAGACTTTTGAATGATGTTGCGGAATGCCTTTTTAGCTAGCATTACTTTGCCATCATATGCTAGTGGATTCCTCTTCGCATCTTGACTGTGCGAGATATAGATGATGGGTGTAGCCTTATTTGCCTTAGCAACGGCTTTGATCCTATTGACCAAAATTTCGTGGCCAGAGGTAATTGGATTCATTCTACCCCAACCGAGGACGACAGTCCTAGAGGTAGCTTCATTCATCTTTGGATTAATTTCGATAGAGTTTTTGTTGAGAACTTCGTCCTCAGTTGACTTTTTTAAACTCTTCTTTTTGGCGGGTTCCTTTTCGAGACCCTTTTCGTCTTCTAATTCTTTATTTATTATTTCCTCTTACCGTAGGTTTACCTAAGCCTAACTACAATGTTTACTGTAAATGAGTCACCGACTCGTTATATTTATGAAATTTTAAAGTTCCATTCGAGCTTCATTCACTAGTTGCTCTAGCATAGCAAGTGCATCATTCTTTCTCTTCTCTTCGGCACTAACAGGAGATGCAGCCAACCTCTCAAGCATTACCGCCTTAGTAAGCTTAGACTCTAATTTGATTCCAATGATATTGCCGTATTCGACTAACTCTTGTTTAGTCATATCGCTCAAATGCATTAATTTCATATGTGAGACTCTCCTTTACTCGATACAAAAAAAAACAGGCTAGGCCTGCTTAACTGACAACCTCTTGATATTTATGATCCCAACTTTCCGTTACTGCGAATCTCTGCTTTATGTTTTCTATAGTCTACCAATAACGTCTGAATCAATCTACGTAAAAATTTCATTTAAAACTCCTGTGATGTGTAGTGAGCAATGCGCTTACTTACTATTTATCACAGGCGTTTTCTGAGTCCTCGTAAGGATATGGAATGCCAGCAAGCCCGCATCCAAATCTTGCCAGACCTTCTATGATATCATTAATCAGTTGCACCATGATTGTTTTGCCTCACCATAGTACTCACGGGCATAACCATTATCGATTAACTGCTTACGTAAACTTTTGCCGTCTAGTATAACATCTCCTAGCACTCGACCACCATACTTATCCCAATCCCAAATGGCAATCTTAGTGGTCTTTGCTTCTTTGACTAGCTTCTTAGTAAAAGTAGAAGCGGCTTCACCCGCTGCCTTCTCTTTATCACATAGACCTCTGAATCCTTTTTCTGGTGTATCAACGCCGTAGACACGGATACTTAGTTCCTTTTTGATTGGATCAGGTAAGAAGTTAGCCTCGAATGCCACTGTATCACCATCAATGACACGGGTAATATTCCAGTTATACTCATTCATGACAACATCTTTAGCGAATGCTCCTGTTGTCAAAACGCTTACGATTAAAATTGTTAATAGTTTTTTCATTATTTCTGCCATCCCTTAATTACATCAGAGTTAAAATTGGCTCTAGAGAATTGAAGTCTATCAACTAGCTTTACCGCATTCTTACCGATATGGTCAATTGCTACAAAGCCTTCCTGCTCTGTGACTTTGTATCCGTCAGCGGTTCTTAGGAACGTGCCAACAGTCTTTGCTTTGTCTAGCTTTCTGATAATCATTAACTTTGCATCAACGATTACGTTATACAGCTGGAACAATGCGATGATTTGTGCCTTAGGAGTATTAGAGAAGTATGATAGAATCTCTTTTCGCTTCATGGCTTTAGCGTCTTTACTCTTATCGGTCTTAAGCTTATCCATTTCCTTCTGGTAGTAGTCGTAGATGAATTCCATTAATCCTGTTACGAATGCTGAAGGATCTGTGATTCTTTCGCATGCACGTACTTTAGTATTGACGTAAGTCTTAACTCGGGTTAACAACTCTTCATTCTCTGTAATGCCGTCAAAGGTAGACTTATCGATAGAGTTAAAGAGTTTACATGCTTGAGATAGAACCGCAGTTACTTCGGCAGTCTCATCTTCTGTCATGTTGGCAGTACCAGAAACGTCTTTGTAAACAGCGTCTACTAGACCGATTTCGACTTTTTGAGACCACTTGCAATCTCCTCTCCAAAACTTGCTGACATTGATTCAAAAGATTTACCTCTGTAGTTAGTGTGCCAAACCACACCGATCTGGGATCCGATGATTTGTGAAGCAAGCTGGCTTTTTGCTGGTATCGCATAAACAATGGTATTAGGATGGAAAGTAATATACGGTTCTCCATCGATAGTAACTTTGCCGAGATCCTTTTTCGCATATAAGAAATCACCCTGTATCACTCCTGTAATGTTCAAAGATGGCAAATGTTTCAGTGCCAATTTCATTTTTGTATTCAGATCGCCCTTAGCGATATCATCATCAATGTCTTTATCTGATTTATAGACCATTGGGTTCTTGTTGAAGATACCCTTCTTTGCCACAAAGAACTTACCATCAGATGGATCGATGCCTGCGAATACTGCTGGTGCACCATCCCATTTGACTGTGACGTTAACCTTAGAGACAGTCTTGCCTGCTAGCATATCACGCAATGCACATAATTGATAGACTGCCTTGCGCCTTCGACTCCTGCATTAAGCATATTGTCCTCAAGATGCTCCATGTGGACATCTCTTCAATCAGGTATGTACTTAAACGTTCCATTAATTTTTTACCTTAAATTTCGTATCATTTGGATACTCTCCTCGACTAGAGTTTCTAATCTCAATGAGGTAATCCTCAAAACTGTTACTGCATAGAATACTAATTTGTTTCGAATCTTTATTCGGGTAGCGTATAGCGTCGACCTTTATTCCACGACATTGCTTATTCATCTTCTCTTTACCTAACCAGAATACTTTCCACCCACTGACTAATCGTCGCACGTAGAAATAATTCATGCCCCATGCCCTATTGAATATCTTTTCAATCTCAGCTTGGTTTGCCTTCTTAAATGGTATCTTAGGTCTAAGCTTATTTATATTGCCACGCTCATCGAATCAAGCTTGAACCTTGTTCAGGTCAACCCCAAACGAATTCAATAAATCAGCGCCAGCAGAGTTCGGCTGTAGCGTACAATCTTTATTGAATGAGAGGCAGCGCCTGAATAAGCACTGAATGTATTGCCTTTAACGTCTTTGAGTGATATATACCATTTCTCGTCGTTACTATCCTTTAGTTCAATATCGCCAATGATAGCGCCTAACTTTTCAATGGGTATGCCCTCTTTTCTTGTTGAACCAACCCTTTGCTTCACTGAAACGATTTCTGAATTTGCGAATGGCGTATGCGCCTCATTCATCTAGTTGATGAGACTTGACATCTCACTGTCTTGCCGTATCTTAAAAAACTGGTCTAGATTTTTTACCGTTCGAATCTCGAACTTTTCGCCCGAGTTTGCGCCACGGGCAATGATGATGTCATACATCTGGTCATTGAACGTGAATGAGTAACTAGGAAATTTGGAACTGTTAGGCGAAATATCATTAAACTTCAGGAGCTTAATGTTTGAGTCCTTTTTTAGCTGATTGCCTAAATGCTCAATGACTGCCACACTGATATCTTTCTCTTTATTGATAAGCTGGAGTCTATACTCACGATAGCGTTTATCATTTGAGCCAGTCGTGCCTTTAGGATACGTAGGAGCAACCTGATAATTCTTTGACTTAATCATAGAATTCAGGTTGTCGGCTATCTTCTGAAATGCTTCATTTGTCTTTGTCATGTAGATACCCAATAGTTATATCTACATATTTATACGTAAGTCAACTACGTCTCATCGTGGCATAGTCTTTAGGATTATCTCCACGTCCAACTGGCACGAGGTTGGATTTATGCATCGTTGCAATGCCAATCATGTAGTCACCCGAATAGACAGGCTTCTCTTTCAAAAGGCCGGCACTTGAGTCATTAGGCGATGTATGACTTGGGTAATACGTTTCGTCCCGTAGCCTAGTCTTCTCTGGCACGTATGCCTCGAATGCTTTCTTCTTGGACTTCACCTTACCGGTTCGGAATGCAATGCAGTCTTGCAGAGTATTGAACTGAAGGCATGGCATATTCTGCTTTCGCATGTCCTTGCTATGCTGTCTCCAGTCTTTCTCCATCTGAGCAAGGTCAACCTTTTTTGGCTTGCTTGCGGGTGCGTACACACCTTTGATCATGTACATAGTCATGCAAATGCGCTCCTATTCCATTGACTATAGACTAGGTTGACAAAAGGAAGCGCCGGAAAGACGCACCGCTGTTTGCTTCACGTTGTCCTCACTATAAACATCGTAGGCGCACTCAAGAATACGAGCCTCCTGCAACGCCTCACTAACCAAATTTTCCAATCGATTATTTTCCATAATGTAACTCCATGTAGTTTATGCACAGAAATACAGTATACATCATTCCGAAGAAGTTGTCAAGCGAAAACCTGATTTATATAAATAAATATTGGGTGCGTGTAAATGTGTAATAACAAGAGGCAAGTGTAAACGTTAGAAAACAACTCACAGCAGGAATAACTGGGGAAGCATTATTAGATGCAGCTGGGGTTCCTCCCAGTCACGCAAACATGTAAAAGGCAGCTTTCGTTGCCTTTTACTCTATGTGGGTGCCGAGTTTCTATTTTAGTCCACCGAAGTTGGGCTTTTTATTTTGCTTTGACCGATACGATATGATGTTATCATCACTCGCATAAGTTGGCTCAGTCCTATCTACGTATGAACTTTTGTTAGCAGAGGCCTTTGAGTCACTGACCAAATATTGGGCAGAGTCTTCGGCATCATAAAGCTTCATCTTTGACCGATCAATACCGATAACGAAACGTTTGAGGGTATTGGTATCACCCTAACGGTTCTTTAACTGCTTTACCATCAACTGACCTAGACCTTCAAGTTCTTCAGTAGATATCAAACCAAACATAAAGTCGGCAGTAGCTGGCAAACCAAAAGATTCCGAGGTATCTTCCAGGTTCAAGTCAGAACTACTATAGCCTGTACGAGTCGTTTGGGTAGCACTGAGAACTGGAACGTTGAACTCTACGGCTAGAACACGCAACTCTTCGGCAATTGCCTTGATAAGAGTGTAAGAGTTCACATTACCGCCAGCTTTCATCCTAGAACTAGTAAAGATATTCAGGTAATCGATAAAGACGATATCTGGCATAAAGTTCTTCTTTAGCTTCAACTCATTCAGTAGGTGCCTGAAGTGAGCAGACCCAGCGCTAGCAGTAGGAAACTCTTTCACGATTAGCTTACCAGTCGTCTTTGCCTTTACTCGGGCAATACGTTTCTCATAAACATCCTTTGGCATCTCGGATAGAGAGTCAACGGTAGTGTTCAGTAAGTTGGCATCAATACGCTCTGAAATCTTCTTTTCTGCCATTTCCATAGTAATATACAGCACGTTCTTACCATTCATAAGGTTAGAGGCTGCACAATGGGTCATGAACAAAGTCTTACCAATGCCAGTGCCTGCAAGAGCAATAGATAGTGACTTACGAGATAAGCCACCCTTGGTAATCTTATTGAATAGCTCTAGGTCGAATGGCACCTTGTCTTCTTTAGTGTGATAGAACTGGAATCGTGCTTCAGTATCTTCAAGGAAGTCATGTCCGATACTCTGGTCAAACGACACACCAAGAGCCTTAGACAATAGATCAGGAATGGAACCCTTATCTAATGTCTTATGGTGACCATCTAGCACAAGAATGGATTCACGAACGGCATTATAGATTGCCTTGTCTTGACAGAATTTCTCTGTTGTATCGACAAGCCATTCCATATCCGTTTTATCATCATATTTCAATGAGTCGATTAGCGTAACGATAGCCTTGTATTGGTCGTCGTTAAGGGTGGTCTTCTCTCCAATGACGAGCTTCAGTAAGTCCTTTGTAGGAACACCGTTGTACGTCTCAATATAACTAGCAACTGTTTTATACAGCGTTTTCTCAGCGAAGTCACCGAAGTACTCCTCGCTAAGAAAGGGAATAACCCTACGCATGTAATTTTCGTTATGCAGTAGACCTGCAAGAACGGTGGATTCAATCATCTAAATCATTTTCCTGTACGTTAAGATTGGATTGGTCAGTAAACATCTGACCTGATGCCATAGTATAACACGATTTGATGGAGGATGCAAGATCGGTTTTCTCAAACATCATCAACCAGAACTCAGAACTCTCAAGGACTTCTTTATCTTGTTAGTAGTCAGGATTTCACCAGTCTTAGGGTTAACACCTTCATACCAGCCAAGGTTAGGCTTAGTGGTGTAACCGCCTTGTTCTGCCACTTCCATCAAGCCAGACCATTTAGAGATACCGCCTTCGAATGTGACAGTAACTGGAATCTTGGACTTCTCACGAATATGGCGAGACTTCTCGATGTTAATGATTAAGTGGTAACCCATAATCTCAGTGCCTGCCTTCTCTTGCTGACGACCGATAATCCAGATAGCGTCAGCAGAATAGTAAGCACCTGTACCACCAGAAACGATATCTTTAGGATACAAGCCAATCTCTTTGTACGTATGGTTAACGGCAACAAGAGGAATGTCTTTCAGGTTCAAGTGAGGAGTGATCATACGGAACAAGGACTTCATTTGCTTTGCCCGTGACATATCAGCTACAGACTTACCGTCCATTGCATCTTGCACTTCTTTCTTGGATGCTAAGTTACCAATCGAATCGATAACGATACAGACTTTATCATCCTTATTGATACCTTCTAGCTGTTTCATGATATCAAACTTCAGTTCTTCAACGTCGGTGATAGGAGTGTGAACAACCTGTTTCATGTTAATACCAAATGACTCAAAGTATGCCTGTGGTGTACCGAACTCTGAGTCATAAAACAGAATGACCGCTTCGGGATACTTCCTCTGATATGCGGCAGCCATCAGCAATGCGAATGCTGATTTGAAGTGCTTCGAAGGACCTGCTAGCATCAGCAGACCAGGCACTAAGCCACCGTTAACACGACCTGATAAGGCTACGTTGATCATAGGCACTGGTGTTGGTGCCATATCTTTCTTACCAAAGACCTTCGAGTCCATGATAGCCGAAGTTAACTTGATCGTAGAGTTCTTGGCTAGTTTTTCCATCAATGATGACATTTCATTCTTCTATAGTAAATTGCAATTTGTCCATTATAACATCAACCTTTGTAAATGTCAAATAGTTTCTTCTCAAAAGCCTCGATCTTTTCTTTGCGGTTAGGCCAGAGGATTTATTCCTTTTCAGGGTTGGCTTTAAGATTGTTCAGTAGTGGCACGATAGCATTATACAGCTTATCAAGCTTAGACTGGGCTACCACTGCGTTAGATTCCACTTGTGTGGCGGCAGATTTAAGTTGTTGTACGGGAGTCGACTCGTCCTCATCAACTGCCGTAAATCCAAAATCAAACATTTCGTTTTTCATGTAAAAAAGCTTTCTAGTGAATTAACGTGTTCAAGTTTCCATTTGATGGCATTAGATACCAACTCCAAGGGCTCTTTAAACGTCTTGTTAAATTGTGTCTCGTAGTCAATGTACTGGTTAAGACCAAACTCTTCTGGTAAGAACTGTGTGAACGCAATCACATTCTACATAAGAGGGTTTGGCATTTTCATATAGCAAAACTTAACTTTAGTACCATTTCGGATGGTCTCTTGCGATAAGTTGGCTTTCTTTAGTTGCTGATTGAATAGCAACGCACCACGCCCATGAATAGGAGTACCTTTCTTGTAAATTGTGTGTCGATCTTCCCACTTCTCGATATCACTCACGCCACGAGGGAATGAAATATCTTCGGCAGGTAAGGTCTTGAATTCATCAAAGAAGTCTGCAACGAATTTCTGCAACTCCGCTTCGGTAGAATTCAACATCATGTTATACGCCTTAACAAACTTGTCTCGTATTACCTGAGGAGTAGAAGACTTAACAGCCTCAATGCCCATGATCTTAAGCTTTGGCTGGGCGTACTGGACACCTTCGTTGTTGTAAACGTTTAGAATGTATCGCTTTTTGGCCATCCATATGCCTTTGTCTGCGATAGCTTCTCGTGCCATAACCATTCGACTCTCGTAGGCATTCATCTTTTGATATAGCTTGTCATAAGCCTTGGTCAGAATTGGGACGAATTTCTTTTCACAAGATTGGTCGATGAAACTCACATGGTATTTTGGGTTAACGGTTTCTACCAGTGGCCCCATATTGACATACAGCGAGTCACTACCCATGGCAATAACGTAGTCTTTATTGCCGGTCTTAAGGATACCATTCATGGCTTCATTCATCGCCTTCTCAGCCCATTTGATTGATAGCTGACCTGACAATGTAATACCTTCTGCAATCCGCATTTCAAAATAGCGGAAGTACTGATTACCCAGAGCGCCATTAAGAGAGTTTAACAAAATCTTAATAGCCATCTGAGTATTCTCTAGTCTATTTATTTCACGACTCAATTCTTTGGTTTTGGATTTCTCGTACTCTTGCTTTAGCTTCAACATCTCTTTCTTGACCGACTTACGCTCATCGTACAGCCCGACGATAATCTTAGGCATAATGCCACGCTTGTCTTTACGGTACATAGAGCCATTAGCCGTGTGCGGCGGCACTAAATGCGCGTCGCTAGAGTTTTAGAGTTTAAATGAAAAATAGATTCGCCACTAAATCGCTTCAAAGGTTTTATTGTCGACAAGACAGAGAGTGACTTTCGCCAAGTTGCCAGCGAGGCGAGATACAATTAACTGTGTCGCGAGAAAACAAATGATGAAACAAGAAAAGGATTGTGGAATACGGGCCTCAGGTATAAGGGAGGTATTAGGGGGCAAGATAAGGGACGATGGCGGGGATCATTTTGCGGAAGCCCCATCTGACCCGGCGGGGAGAATCGGGCTGTCCGTCACATTGCCGGCCCTGTTTTCAGTGGTGAAAACATCTTCTGGATCATCCGCCTCGAGTAAACAAAGTTTGTGTGCTGAACGGATGTAGCGGGTCGTTTTCGACTTGATGTCGGAAAGAGTTTTTCGGCCCTTTTTGCCAGGTACAGCGCGAGTGACTTCTACTTCGGCGGACCGGACAGCTCCATCTGCACCAGCTTCTACACGAACAATTCGGCCGATTGGCCAAGTGCTTCTCTTCGGGTTGGGCATTTCCATGAGGACGACATCTCCGACAGCTAGGTTTCGCCGTGGGCGGAGCCATTTTGTCCGTTCGATTAGAGACGGGAGGTACTCGCGCATCCAGCGATTCCAGACGTGGTTGACGATCTCCTGCGCGTCCATCCACCGCCGCTTGCTGAGCAACTGCGGTTGAGCGTCGAAGTCGGAGTGCAGTTGAATGTTTGGCCGTCCATGAAGAAAATGATTAGGGGTAAGAGCGTCGACTTCGGTTGGATCGCTGCTCACCGGGGTCAATGGACGGGCGTTCAGCAAAGCTTCGACACCGGTCATGACGGTAGACAGCACCTCTTGAGTGACGACTCGCTCCTTTAATACAATTCGCATGGCGAGCTTGGCGGACTTGATCATCCGCTCCCATGACCCGCCGAAATGAGGCGAAGCGGGAGGGCTAAATCGCCATTCGATGTTTCGATCAGCCATATTTTTTGCCAACGCTTCCGGATTCCATTGAGCGATCGCATCCCGGATCTCTTGTTCGCCAGCCACTAGATTGGT